GTCGTTGTCATTCTTTATTATATAAAAAAATAAATAAAAAGAACAGAAATTAAAGATTTGTGAACCTGAAAACGATACTGAAAAACTCGTGATTTTCCATTTTGATATATAAGTATATACCTTTTTTAAAAACTTTTTAAAAACGATATTGATTACTGTTTAAACCTACTCCTAAACCCTATTTTATCACAGGAGACGGTGTGCTAATGAATCTATGTCCCGAGAAAAACGATTTAAAGAGCGTCACTATTTTGAATTTACAGATTTTAGAAAATCGGGTTTAGATTTTTCCAGTTTTAAACTGAAACCAGTTTAAAAATATAATTTAAAGATCGCTTAGGCTTTATAGCTTTTTGAAGCCATTTTCAAGACCATTTTATATGGTTTATCTGGATGCATGGCTCTTACTTGAGCTACATGACTCATCCAGCTTTGAAGTTGAGGTGGTACTTGACCTCCTCTTTTCATTTTCTGTTTTGCGTGTTTCTTACCACCTAATACCATTTTTGGACAGTTGTAACAACCTCCAGTAATACCTTGTCCTTTTTTCATATGAGGTTTTTTAACCTTTCGTTTGCCTGCTTTGCCTCCAGTCAAAGCCATACCTCGCATTTGAGCACCTCCAGTAATACCTTCTCCCAGTAATTGGGCTCGTCTTAATAATGCACGTTTCATATCCATTGTTATTTATTATAATGGAGAATAAAAATAATTAGAAAAAAAATAAGATTAGAAAGCATAATAATTTAATTTTTTTCATACTAAGGCACGACAACATACTAAAGTATGATATGCTCATTTATTATAGGATGAGTTTTTCACATTTATTTATACTAAAACTGCAAACCTGAAATATAAAACCGTTAAAAACGGTACCTGTAGCCTGTTTATATATGTAAATCACTCCATCTTCATTGCAAGTATAGTATTTATGACAAGTATCAGGAGTTTTTCTCTGTTCCTCAATATATTTTTTAACTATAATATCCCTATTTCTGATAGCTTCAATTTCAGAATCAGACCAGCCGATATAAGTCTGGTTATCATTTTGTGTTTGCACAATAAAGAATTTAACTTCAGTCATTTATTATATCGTTATATAATAAAAACATGAGTTTGAATCATATATGTCAAATGACAAATGCAAGAAATTTATTACCTATAACTACTCGCATAGATTCAACCGATTTTATTAATGTTGATACTCTATCCTCAAATATTATAAGGCGAGATGCAAATTATGATTTAGGAAGTGGAGGACCCGGTCAACATGTAAATTACTGTTTAGGAGTAATCACAACAGCGAGAGAACAAACCTCTCAGAACGAATGGGCATTAGTAGGAGTAAATAATAACTTTTCACAAGATAATCAGGTTGAAAATAACGCAGTTTACGCTCAAATAAACAAGTATGGGGACAGTAAAAGTTGGGCTATGACGGTAGAGGCACGAGAGCATAAAGACAATTTTTCAACCTCTCTTGTAGGTATGGAATTGGATCTTTTTGGGAATGGTGGAAATAAAGATGTTAAGACAAAAGTTGGGATAGACCTAATAATAGGTAAAAACAATCCAAGTGGATCTAAAATACAACCTCACGCAGGTTTAGCAATCTTAAGCCTAGACTCAAATAGTGTGGAAGGAAAACACGCAATTTTAATAGATCCAACTGAAAATGGAAACAAACCAGGTAACACCTGGGATAATGCAATAAAAATGTATGATGGAGGAAAAATTACATACTCAAATAATGGTACCTATTTTACATTTAATCCTAACACTTCAGCTTATGAGTTTTATATTAACAGTATTTTGTCAGGTACTATACCTTATTCAAATAATATCTCTTATGGCCAAGCTTACAATACAGTAGCAAGTAATTTCAATATTAACGTAGCCTATCCAAGTCTTACTGTTTTAAATGCTATTACAACCTCCCTTTTACAAAATATGACACCTTATTTAGCTACAGGCTTAACCGTATCGTTATCAGGAGTTTATAACGTCTCAATAAGCACAGATATAAAACCAGATACAAATAATGTCAGAATATTTTTAGCAGTTCTTAAAAATGGAGTTGAACAGACTTTGTTTACGCACAATCTATTTTTTGAACATAAAGATGACGAGAGAGAACTAAGTTTAAACTGTTTATTAAGCTTAAACGCTGGAGATAGAGTTGAAATGGCTATAGGTATGACTGAAGCGGTTTCTGTCGTTTTAAGCGCTGAAAAATATGTAATGGTATGCCAAAAGGTAAATTAAAAAAATTTAATCTATCTCTTAATAAATGAGTATTAATCAACACTGTTCACCAAATACATTTCTTCCAGCAGTATCCTTTCGGGATCTTACTAGTACTGCGGGAATTCATTTACCTGATGGTTCTGCTTCAGTACCTGCCTTAAATTTTAGTAATGATACAAATACAGGTCTATATAGATCTGGTACAGATACGTTAAACGTCTCTTGTGGAGGTTCAAACATCTTTCAATTAGATGCGACAAATAAATTAAATTGTCTATTACCTGCTAGATTTGTAGATAATTTTGGTGCACCTACTGCTGAAGCTTTCCTTTACAATGATGTAGACAGAGCTCGTCTTCTTCTTAGAGGTAGTTTAGGAGGTGTCCTGTCTATAGGTCAACCTTTAGCTGATACAAACGATTTAGTTATCAGAACAGATAACGTAACAGGAAATAGCATAGCTATAAAAAGCGATCTTAAGTTTCAAGATGAGAACTTTGCAGAAAACTACTTTGAAGTAGATAAGACAAATAAAGGTGTTAAATTTCCAGTAAATCCAAATACACCAGCAAGTTATGCTCCTAGTGTCTTAAATGTATATGAAAGTGGTTCAGCAATTCAACCTACATGGAGCAATATAGGTACATTCACCTCCGGAACTGGTAAAATCCAGCTTTCTCGTGTAGGTAATGTTGTAACTGCACATTTTGGAAACGCAGTAGGTACTACTGCAGTAGGTATAGTAGGAGCTCCCACAGGAACAATCCCTGCTAGATTTCGTCCTCAAGCTGATACTTGGTTTGTTTATCGTAGTTTAGATAACAGCGTTTCAGATACCGGTTTATTAAAGATCGCTTCAGATGGGTCTATAGATCTCTCTCAATCTGAATCTGGAGGTAACTTCGCCGCGAATCCAAATTCAGGTTGGAACGCGTTCGCTGTAAGTTACTCTGTTGCTAGTTTAGCTTAATCATGTTTTATATTTGTCACAAATATAAAATTCTTATAGATAAAGATGAGTGATAAGAAACTATTAATGAGGGAAATAGCAAGACCTTTAAGTGACGACGAGATAGCTAAAGCTGTAAGAAAGCTTGGAGGTAAGATAAAAATCATCAGTTATCCAGACTTAGAAAGGTATAGAACCATAGATGACCTATTCCAAAACTATAAGTATATATGTCTCCTATATACATCTGACCCATCAAAAACAGGTCACTGGGTATTGCTGATAAGACACAAAGAGGATGAGGTGGAGGTTTTTGACTCGTACGGTTATAGACCTGATAATCTACTTAAGTTTTTTAAAAAAAATGGAAAGGAGATGTATCCTCTCCTTTCAGATCTACTTTATAGAAGTGGAATAGAGAAAGTACATCATATGACAATCAGGCTTCAGAGACTTAGAAACGATATCGGCGTTTGCGGAAGATGGGTGATAGTAAGAGTTTTTTATGATCTGGTTGGAAAAACCCTTAAAGATATGATTAGAGATGTAAAAAAAAATAGATACTTTCCAAAAGGTCATTATGATGGATGGGTAGTTTTTATGACTAAGGATCTAGTTTGAAATATAAAATTGTCAAAAGTCAAAAGTTAAAAATAAAATAAAATGTTGAAGTGCATCCTTATTTATATACCTTATTTTCAGGTTAATTTTAATTACTTGTCAAATGTCAAATGTCAAGAGTTTAAAAGTAAGTATCCTATAGAAAAAAAAAATCAAAACCAAAAATGTAAAAATATTTTTAATTTACAAAAACTTACCATTTTAAACATTTGACATTTGACATTTGACAGATTAAAAAATAATGTTGAAATTACCATTTTGAGTAGGTGAGCGTCCAGGCTTAGATAAGCAGACTTGATCATAATTAGGTATACTCCTTAGCACAGGGTACCCTGTGCTTTTTAGTACGGATAGCATATCGGAGGGCTCCCTCTGATAAAAGAAACAAAAAAATTTTAATCTTATCTTATACTAAAGAAATGAGTAATACACGAAAGAATACCATTGAAAGGCTGAAAGAGAAGAGTATTTATAAGATTGAGAAGGCCAGGGAAGAAAAACTGGAAATTGACCGGAGAAGAGGAGACGGTTACTCTCCTAAAATTATAGGATATTGTAGGGTAAGTACTTCTGGTCAAGGTGAAGAAGGCGATAGTCTAGACAACCAAGAGTCTCAAATAAAAGAGTACTGTAAAAAACAAGGTTTAGACTGTGTAAACATCCTTAGAGAGGTAGCTTCAGGAAGTTTGCACTTCCAACAGAGACCTCTTCTTAAACATATCATAAGAGAGCTTCAAGAAGGGCGTATAGATGGGTTTGTTATTCACAAACTAGACCGTTTAAGCAGAAGTATAAGAGACACTATAGAAATCCTATCTCTCTGCAGTGATAACGGCTGGCTATTTTATGAGATAAAGAACAATTTAAATACAGAAGGACCCATGGGGAAATTTCAAGCCCATCTGTTTTCTGCCCTAGCAGAATTGGAACGAAACCAGATTATCCAAAGGACAAATGAGGTTATCGCGTATAAAAGATCAAAGAATCACGTATTAGGACAGATTCCATTTGGAAAAAATATGATTATAAAGGATGGGATTAAGGTACTTGTAGATAATAATGATGAAATGCGATGCATAGAGAGAATCATTGAATTGACAGAAACAAAGTATAAAGACCATAAAGGACGTTTGAAAAATTACAGTTTAAGTGAAATATGTAGAATTCTTGAAAGGGAAGGGTTTAAAAACAAGATGGGAAATACCGTATTTTATCCTTCAACTGTAAAAAGGATTATTATGCAAAGTAGATATGAACCTCCCAAATCAAAAGGGGTACAAACAGATCCCTGTGATGACGTGGAAGCAGAAGCTGATGATCTCCAAAAATAAAACTTTTGATATATAAAGTATATATCAAAATGGAAAACTGCGAGTTTTTCAGTATCTTTTACAGGTTCAGAATATGTATTAAATCCTATATTTTAAAGAATTTTTATAATATTCTAAACTGGATAGGAGTAGGACCACATGTAAATGTACCGAGATTTGCAAGATTACCTGAATTACCATTTGAAATACCTTCAATTGTAACTGTTAAGGTGTTTCCACTTATTACAGCTCTTGCAATACCAGAGTATGCACCGCCTGAATTTGTTGATGGTATAAAACATGCATAAGCTACATCACTTGAAAAAGGGATGTTTGTAATACTGAAATTGGTGATGTTACCTCCTGTATTATTTGTTATATCACAAAATAACATAAGATTAATATCTTTATTTAAACGATGCCATGTCAACACTCTAGCAGGTTGATTATTTGTGATACCGGCAGAGTAGGTTGGTATAAACTCACCTTCAGAATAGTTAAATAAATTACTCCAGGCTGAGTCAATTGATAATTTAACACCTCCTGCGACACTTACATTTAAATTATCATTTGCAGATGAATAGATACCTGTATTTGTGTCATCTGAAAAAGCTATAGATGGAGCACTTGCTGTTCCATCATTTACACGTAAACGTTGAGTTGTAGTCAAGTTGTTTGCTGTCAAATCTCTGAAATTAACAGCAGGTAAATAGACATTTGGTGATGAAAACTGATTGATACTCATTTATATTTAGGGAAAATATAAATATTTAATTTTTTTATTCATCATATTCGCGACCGTTGTCATCTGATTCATCTTCATAATCAGACTGAACTAATTTCTTTCTTAAGTCTGCAGATTCTAAATAACCTATACCTTCTGCTTTATTAACAATTCCGGAACCTTTTAATATACCTCGTCCCATCTTCTTCATTTTTCTACGACCTAAACCTATAGCTGATAAGGGAGCACTTGTCACGGGAAAAGCAGTTTTAACTATAGGTGAAACCTGTTTTGCCACATCATAAACCTTTCTACCTACATCATAAGCTTTTCTGAAACCTTGAACTAATCTGTCAAAGAAACCACCTCCTGTTAATTGGTAAGCTGTATGAGAATGAGCTCTGTCTATAAGAGGAGCCATAAGAACTTGCTCACGAGACAATAAACCAGTAGTGACCGAACATGTGTTGTTTTTGATAGCCATGACACCATCTAAAATTGCACAAACAACAACCTGATAGTTTTTGGTTGAGTTTGAAGTATTAGTGATATTTAAGTTTGAAATTTGTACATTAAAATTAGTAATGGTTCCTGGGGCAATTGACTCATCTAATAATGGAATATCTGAACCTAGTTCCAATACTAATACAGAGCCTACATCTTGGGCAAAGGCGGAATAGCTATCTTTCAAACCGTTTTTAGTACAGATATTGTAAAGATCAAAACGGTTAGCTTCAGCAAGGATAGAGCTTGAACCATTAATTTGAATACTTAAACTGTTGATACGGGCAAAAGTATCTGTACTATTCCATATTTTGTTTCCTGCTAATTGATCTGACAAACGTTCCTTACAAAAGATCATTAAGCTTTTGGGAACTTGACCATATTGGATATTGGGGATTGAATTTTGAGCAGTAGAACCAGCAGTTACACCTGCAAAAGAGTCAGAAATTTGAACGTTAACATTTGTGTATGGGTACAAGTATTCTTTATCAAACACAACTGGGTTTTGGAAATCGGGAGTGATTTCTTGGAAAAGAAGGAAAGGATTGGAAGGCGCGGCAGGAACTCCAGATGTTGAAATACCGACTGATACAGTGCTTAAAGTGGTTCCATCAATTGTTGAATTTGTCCAGATTCTTTGAAGGGCATTATCAAAGGTGTATTGGAGTTGTAAATCTTGAACTGAAACAAAAGCGGGACCTTGTCTAGATCCCCATAAGAGAGGGTTGATGGGAACAGGCTCACAAACTTCACAAACTACTTGAGCAGTTGTAGGGGTGTTTGAAACAACATTGTAGTAAACACTTGCTCCACGAGGTAATTGGAAACTGTTTTCACCTTGTCTACCTAAAGGATTTCTTGCAAAACCATTAACGAGGACATCTTCATATTGCTGACTTTGATCTAAATAACTTGGAAAAAGGGAGTTATCAGCAACTTGATCTAAGCCCCAATTTTGATAACGTTGGCTTGCTTGCCACCATTGATCTGGTTGAGCATTTGTTACTTGTTCACCGTTAACTTTCAAGGTAATACTATTTGAGCAGGTTGTTAAAGGCCATGCTCTTAAAGCTGAAGAACGACCAATATTCAAGAGGTTACCTCCTAAGCTGTTTGTACCTGTAAAATTGATTGTTAAACTGTATCTTATAAACATACGTCTGCCAATAGCAACATTACTTGGAGGTTTGTAGGAGAAGCTTAAACCTGAGCTTGAAGCTGAAGTAGCTTCTACACTTTTATACTGGATGGCCTTAGTACCGGTTAAAAAATCGTACTCTTTAAATTCATTGAATTGCAATCTCTCATCTAATTGTTTAAAGACGGGGATTGGTTGAGTAGGGTATCTATCTATCATAACACTTGACATTATTTATTATTAAGGAGTAAATAATTTTTTTTAGATTTTTTTAAGAGTAGGTTCCCCATTTTTATTCGTTTTTTAGGACTTTAGAGGTCTCTCAAAACTGTTTAGATTTATAAGCACACCGTCCCCTGTGATAAAGTAAGGTTTTTAATCGTGTTTTAAACAGTAATCAATATCGTTTTTAAAAAGTTTTTAAAAAAGGTATATACTTATATATCAAAATGGAAAATCACGAT